AGCAAAGAATTTGAAGATAAATCCGTTGGGGTGATATACGGGTTGGGCGGGTTTCACGCCCGTAAGGATTGCATTGACTTGGTGATGAAGGGAACTGAAGAGCCTGTGCAGACAGCCACCCTCAAAGCCCTACAGCGTGACCGCAGACGCATTGCCATGCTGATTGCTGGGAAAGACCAAGACCTGCGCCGACTGGTTGACTCCTACACGATAGCAAGCGAGGAGAACAAGGTATGAACAAACGCGACATGAAGAAAGACGCGGAGTTGGCAGAGCAATGTTATGTCAATCCATCTGAATTTGATTACAAAAAATATGCCGCCCTTATCCGTTCCAATGAGCGTGAAGAGTGCGCCAAGTTTTGCGAGACAAACCAAGTGTGGGTTGGTCAAGGAAAAAGAGGTTTTAGCAAATGGGGGGAAGAAGACTTTGTTGCTGGAGGAAGGCATCAAGGCATGGATTACGCAGACGCAATCAGAGCAAGGAGCAAAGCATGAACCATGACCACGATGAAGACCTGTTGGGCGATTTAATTATTACCGTAGTCGCCATATTCTTTTTTATCCTGCTGGTCATTGGTATCGGCTCATTTGTATGGTGGTTGATAACATGAAAAATGAAGAAGATGAAGCGTTTGATGAAATTGAGCGTAGACAAGGCGGCGGGTTTAAGGCAAAACAAGCTATGGCTATGGACAAGGTAAGCCCTTTTGAAAAATGGTGGTATTACGAAGGAAGTGGCCCGCCGCAAAAAGGTGAGGACTACGAAGAACACACCAAACGGATGTGCGAAATTGCATGGAGCAATGGGGCTGATGTAGCAGCACAGCCAGCGCAGGAGCCTGCAGGAATGCTGCACATTGAACGGCTAGAAAAATGGCTTGATGCTAGTTTGAAAGAGCGCAAGCAGCGCGAATGGGTAGGGCTGACGGATGAGCAGCGCCTTACCGCTTTGAAATTTATAGACCCTCAAACTGCTAGGCTTCCGCCGGGGTTCAAGCAGTTTGCTGAGTCAATTGAGCAGTTGCTGAAGGAGAAGAACGCATGAGTTACATTGTTGCGGCATTGCCGCCATTGAAATGCTTTGTGCGGCGTGAGTTTTTGCACAATTTCACCAAAGGGCACGGCGAACTAGAACCAGCAATTTGGGTCAGCATCAAAGCCTTGCGCGGGCAAGTGTTTCGCATTGAATCGCTGTTGCCAGCTTACGGGGCGCTGTACGACAAGCTGCCGATCCATGCTTATGTGTGGAAAGCTGACCACGGCGATTTGCCTATTGACTTTTTGCAATTGTGGGATTGCATGGGTTATCGGTTTACGGTGGTGGAAAAGATTGCTTTGCGTAATTTAGGTGTGAAATTCTTGGGCAAAGACAAGCAATGGCATTATGGCAATTATTTGTTTACCGTAGATTTTTGCGCTGATGGGCAAGACCTAGACACCGGCTTTACTGAACAGGCCGAAGAACACAAATCGTTCAATTTCATGCGCCTTGAGAACGGGCAATTTGCTTGCCAGCCAAACAACCGGTGTCTGTGGTATGATCAAAGCCTTGTGCCCGCTGAGACAAAGTTTCCTGATTTCCAAGCCGCACAGACTTTTTGGACGGTCGATGGAACACGCAAGTGGAGTGCTGGCGACGATTGGTTTTACAACATTGAAGAGAAGAGCGCATGAGCAAGCGCGACCTTGCGCTGGACAGCCTAACGCGCATTTGTGAGATACAGCAGCGGCTGATCAATCAATTGATTGCGGTTGAACAAAGTTCCTATGCCCGAGGATATGAGGATGGTATGGCGGCTCAAATAGAGATTGACATATCACTAAACGAAATGGTGCAACATGAAAATCACAGCGACATTTAACGACGAAGAAGAAGCCATCAAAGCTATTCATTCGGGCTATGCTTGGCAAACGCTGCACGAAATTAATGAAATACTAAGGCAGAATAGAAAACACGACTTACCTTTTGAGCAAGTCGTGTCTAAGATTCAAGCGTCCTTAAATGACGCTTTAGCGATGATTTACCCTGATTAGGCTTCTTCGCACTCTTCTTCGTCTTCCTCTTCGTCGTCGCCCCAATCGGCTTCGTCATCTTTTTCGACCAAGAGCCATTCGTTAGTGTCTTCGTTCAGCCAATACCACGCATCATAAAGTTCGTCGTACCAGCAATAGCACTCATAGTCTTCGTCGTAGACATAATTTTCGCCGTCTTCAAAATTGTCAAAAAACGAATCATCGTTTTCTACTTCTGCGACTTCACCAATATACACAAAAAAATTAAACATAAAAACTCCTATACGTTGATAATTTGAGCCCTAAACTCGACCTGAAAATCGCTAAACTTGCTAACTACTTCAGGCCATAAGAGCCTACCACCCTTGAATGTCAGCACAACAAACCCCGACCTGTGGTTTAATGGGTTGCCTTCTCCGTAGTCAAATTGTGGGCCGTACACTTCCGCTAAAGTTCCGGTGTCTACACCATATCTGTTACCAGTAAAATCGGCATAAGGCGTGACCTTGAGACTGTGCAGATGGCCGGTAACCACCGACACCCCAGCCGAGGCCGTGTTGTTGTGGGCGGCATGAACTCCACCTTTATATCGGTGCTTGATAACGCAGTCGGGCGTGGGCCATACAGACCAAGCAAACTCCCATGCTGGCAAATGGTCTTGCAATTTGAACCCATGCACTTCGCGATACTGAGGCGCTTGAACCGCTAATTTGTTGGCAAAACGGGTGTCATGATTGCCCCAAGTAAACAAAAGTTTTACATTGTGTCGGGCGGCTTTTGCTGTCTCTTCTATTTCACCAAGGTGGGCTTGGACTGCTTTCAGTTCTTCAATCACACTTGGAGTTTTAGACCAGCCTAACGGGTCATGCCGACTAATAGACGCCCCATCAAATGCATCCCCATTAGAAATGACTACATGAGGTTTTAATTCTTTAATTGCCCACAATAGACCTTTGTAAGCCGTTGTATATTCTCCAGGCCAAAAATGCGCGTCGCTAAAAACAATGATGGTTTGGTCAAGTACGCCAAGGTCTACACGATTGATTGATGTCTGAATGGGCTGTAACTGTGCATATAGGTTAGTGTTGGGGTGCACCGTACACAACGGCAAGTTTTGAGATGCTTCAATTCTGCGCCGCCTACGGTGCACAGAGCGTTTGTCGATCTTTAAGTAATCGGCAACTTTTTCAACCGATCCAAATTGATTCCAAATTTCTACAAATTCAGTACGCGAAACTTTAGCTTGCATAGTGACCCCGCAAAGTTGCGCGAGACTAGCACAATGTTATTACGCAAGAAAATTAAGTAATCTTTGCGCCTTGCTGAAGTTGGGCAATGGTTAAGCCGCCCGTGTATTGGAAATGAGGATATTCCTTAAATGTCTTCCAATCACCGGCCCATTCCAACCCGCAGGATTTGCCAATTTCGCCCACTTGTTTCCATATGGCTTGATCATCCCATACGGCTTTTCCATTGACCAACGGCACAACGTCTAAGGCGCAGCGGTGGTTATGCCAAGACTGCCCTGCCTTGGCCCTGGTGACAATGTTGCCAGGCGTTGTGCGCCCTTGGGCATAGAGCGCGTTTTGGCTCTCATTGTCGCGGTAGGTAGAGGTCACCAGCAAGTCGATGCCCTTGGCTTTGGCGGCATCCACAAAGGCTTGTGCTCGCTGTTTAACGGGCGGCGCAAGATCATCCAAGCTGCGGGAGTTAATCATATGGTTTCCTTACGCTTGGGCTTAACATCTTCTTCCATTACTTTGGCTGGGGCATAGATGCAGGTGGTGTCCACGGTTGCCTTGGTGTTTGCTAGATACCATGTCTTCTTCTCCGCAACAACTTGCTTACACTCATCCTCGTCGGCGTAAACCGTTATCTGCTGCAAGAAGGCACAGCTTCCATTTACGCAGATGTAGAGGATGGGTATGAACAGGTTCACTTGATTGCATCCGCTCTAGCAAGCAAGTCAGTCTTTTCCTTGCTTCCAGCAGACGAGCCAAAGTAGAAGTTGACCACTTGTTCGGCTTTTGCAGACAGGTAGCCAATCAAAGTGCCAGCCAGTACGGAATCAATAACGGCAAACCCGCCCAGCGTTGCTATCACCACGCCAATGAACGCACCGACAATGAGGATTGCCAGAGATGGCACAAGCATGGACTTGGTTGCAATCTGCATATCACGGGCAGATTTGCGGTCTTCCACGGTCAACTTGGCAAAATCCAAACCCATCGACTGAGCTTGCTTCTTCAACTCTAGTTCCGCAAGCTGAATGGATGCCACTTGTTCTGCGGTCAACTTGCCGCTGCTGATGATGTCCTGCACTTCATTAGGATCACATCCAATGGCTTTGGAAATAGCCGATACAGCCATGCCCGCCAATGGGCCACCAAGCGCCGTGGCAATCGTCGGGGCAATCGTTTTTAACCAATCCATGATGCTTTCCTTTCAAGAAACAAAACTGTGAAAAAGTAGCTTAGACCTATTGCGGTAAGAAAAATCACAATCCAAAACACCATGCTTGCAGCTTCCATGATTTGCTGCCGTTTTTTGGCTTTAACAAGGGCTTCTTCCATTTCGGCTTTTTTGCGCCGCTGGATGATGTTGTTGCGCTCCAATAAAACGCCTTCCCACACATCCGCATTGCCCGACCATATCAACATATTTTTTAGTTCTGTTTCGGCCTCCGCAAGCTGTTTTGCCTGCATCACCGTCTCTAGCGCCTGAGCCGTGTCGCTCTTGAACTTCTTGGGATTGTTCGCCGCCTGCTGAACAACGTCCTTGGCCTCAAAAAACTTGCCTAAATCGGCAGCAATGCCTTGGACATCCTTGCCCAGCTTGATAGCTGCTTGGATTCCTTTTACCGCTGCTTGCGCGGCTGCAAAAGCGGTGAAAGGATCAATCATTTTCTATTGACCACTACCCATCGGCAAATGCGCCCGTTTTTGTCTACAAATTCGTTAGTGCTTGGCTTGTCATCTTTTTTTGGCAAGCGGCATACCAACACCGTTTTTGTTTCGGTATTGGGCCACGGGCTATCAGCAGATGCAATTTGATCAATCACTTGTCAGCTTTGTTTTCTAACTTGTCAAAGATGCGCTCTAGGGTTGCGTCAATCTTGTCCAAACGGCTCTCAATGTCGGCTTTGCTGACATAGTGCTTTGGCAAGTCAATCTCAATGGCCTTGATGTCAGCTTTCAATGCTTTCACCGAGTCCCATATTTCTTTACACCACCAGCCCACCGCAACAAGGATTGCGCCGCCAATAAGGTTTACAACAGCTTGGAATTCCATGATTACAGCCCTAGTGCAGATTTGAGTTTTGCCAATTCTGTGGGGTTGGCAAGAATCCTATCTGCCAAAGACAATGGCGCAGATGCCTCAGATGTTGATGGATTTGGGTCTGTAAATTGCCCATTCGCGTAATTCCATCCAATGTTTGCGTTATCCGCTTGAACAGCAATGTGTCCATCTTCAAAACCAGGCGGTGGCGTTGCGGGCTGTTCGTTGTATTCAATAAGATTAACAACAACTTCATTTTTAACAATGGCGTAGTTCATACATAATACTCCTCAATAATAATCACACCGGAACCACCAGCACCGCCAGCAAATCCACCTGTTCCCGCTGCGCCTCCATTTCCACTAGCGCCTACCGCATAAGCATATGTTGCGCTAGGAGATGAAATTAGTTTTTCGCAATAACCACCAGCACCACCACCAGCCTGACCCGTGGTAGTTCCGCCAGCGCCGCCGCCGCCGCCACCACTTCCTGAGTTAGTAGCTGCTGCCGAACCAGCACCATTGGAGCCGCCGCCCGCGCCTGTGCCACCAAATGCTGAAGAACCACCTTGACCGCCGCGAGTTGATGTGTTATTTCCATCGTAACCTTGACCACTACCACCCGAAATATTTAAGTCGCCTCCTGATGCAGTACCGCCCGCTGTTGGCGTTGCGGCATTTGTAGCCGCCCCAACACCTGCATTTGCAGTTAAAAATGAAGAGCCAAATGTTGTAGTGCCACCTGTGCTGCCAGCATTTGCTGTAAGACCGCTACCAGCACCGCCGCCGCCACCGCCAACCATGCGAACCCAAATAGCTTTGACATTGGCCGATGTGGTGTATGTCCCCGAACCGGAAGTAAATACTTGAACCGTGTGGGGAACAGTTGTCAGACCCGTACCGCCCGATGCTACGGGAAGTGCATTGGTTAATGAAAGCGTGTTAATAGTCGCTGTGCC